GGGCGCACAAGAGCATTCCCGCATATCGCACCGGTCAATGATAAAGTGGCAGAAATGTTTGAAAAGGAGTTGATGCGAAAAATATGACACAGACAGAACTGTTTGACATGCTTGCATCATCCGGTTTTCCTGTCACCTATTACCAGTGGAAAGTTGGTGCAGTTCCGGCGTTGCCATATGTGGTTTATTTCTACCCTGGCACAGACAACTTCAGTGCCGACAATAACGTATATGTGCAGGTCAACACGCTGTACGTTGAACTGTACACAGAAAACAAGGACTTCAATGCGGAAAGTCAGATTGAATCTGTTCTGCAGAACATTTGCGGTTACTGGAACAAATCTGAAACATACATTGAATCAGAACAGATGTATCAAACACTTTATGAATGTGAGGTAATAATAAATGCCGACTAATAACAATAAAATCAAATACGGAATCAAGGCGTGCTATTATGCACCGGTCACAGCCACAGCGGCAGATGGAACGCTGACATACGGTGAACCGGTTGCACTGCCTGGTGCTGTTTCTATTTCTCTGAGTGCAGAAGGTTCATCGGAACCGTTCTATGCGGATAATGTCGTTTACTGGCAGGGCACTGCGAATAACGGATATTCCGGTGATCTTGAACTGGCACTGATTCCGGATTCCTTCAGAACCGCTGTACTGGGTGAAACCCTTGATGCAAAGGGATTCTATGTTGAACGGTCTGATGATCCGCAGACTGAATTTGCACTGTTGTTTCAGTGCGAAGGCGATGTGAATGCAACACGTCACTGTTTCTATCGTTGCACCGCATCACGTGCAGAGGTAGCCGGACAGACAAAGGAAGATGCAATTTCACCGCAGACAGAGACCATTTCAATCACGGCGATGCCTAGAATCAATGACAGCGTAGTCAAGGCACGTTGCCCGTATGCAGAAGAAGCAACAACACCGTATCAGACATGGTTCACAGCGGTGCAGGAGCCGACAGCGTAATCAATGGAAAAGATCGTTGATATTGACGGCAAAAAGATTGCCTTCAAGGCGACAGCATCAACGGCAAGGAAGTACAGACAGCAGTTCAACCGTGATCTGCTGATTGACATGCAGGAATTGAGCAAGTCAGTCAGTGACGGCGGAACGCTGTCTGCGTCTGCCCTTGAATGCTTTGAAAACATTGCATACACCATGGCAAAACAGGCAGATGATTCGATTCCAGGAACGGCAGATGAATGGCTTGACACATTTGATATGTTCTCAATCTATCAGATACTTCCGCAGATCATTGAACTGTGGGGTGTAAGCACCGAAACACTTGAAACGAATAAAAAAAAATAGCACCGACCAGTCGCAAAATGACAACGGCACTATTTTTGTTAAGATGCACAGAATTAGGTTTGTCCATGTCTGATCTTGATGAACTGGACATTGGCATGGTGTTTGACATGTTCACGGAACGGTCAAACGATGATGTGAAATATCCAAGACTGGCGACACAGGAAGACATGGACAGACTTTGAATGAGGTGACGTATGGCAGGCAATAAAATCAGAGGAATCACAGTAGAAATTGCGGGTGACACATCAAAACTGTCAAAGTCACTGCGTGAAGTTGATTCATCACTGCGTAATACACAGAGCCAGTTGAAGGATGTCAACAAACTGTTAAAACTTGATCCGAAAAATTCTGATCTGTTGCGACAGAAACAGGAACTGTTGAACAAGGCACTGCAGGATTCAAAGGATAAAGTTGACAATCTGAAAAAGGCACAGGATGCACTTGGTGGTCGCACTGAACAGAATGCGGCACAGTATGACGCAATTGAACGTGAAATCATTGCGTGCGAACGTGCGCAGGGAAAGTGGAAAAACGAACTTGATGGAATGAATGCACCGTTGCAGGATTTCAAAGCAACGATGTCCGATGTATCAAAGGCAACAGGTGACTTTTCACAGAAGACAAAAGGTCTTTCAATGGCGGCAGGTGCGGCGGCAGGTGGTCTGCTTGCAAATGCATTTGCGGCATCTGCACAGGCAGATGAATACAACACACTTGCCCGCAACACCGGTCTGACGGTCGAAGAACTGCAGAAGATGAAGTATGCATCTGACTTTGTTGATGTTTCTTTTGATTCAATGACCGGATCAATTGCGAAACTGACTAAGAACATGGCGAACGGATCAGATGCATTTGAAACACTGGGTGTATCGATTCGTGATGATGCGACCGGTGAAATGCGCAATGCAACAGATGTTTGGTATGATTCGCTTGCCGCACTTTCACAGATATCCAACGAAACGGAACGTGATGCACTTTCAATGGAACTGTTCGGAAAATCCGCAATGGATTTATCCGGCATAGTGGATGACGGCGGGCAGGCATTGAAGGATTACGGACAGCAGGCAGAAGATGCCGGATTGATTTTGTCCGGCGATACCATGCAGGCGGCAAACCAACTGAATGATTCCGTTGATAAGTTGAAAGCAACAACCACACAGGCGATGCTTGAAGCCGGTGCTTCACTGGCAACCACACTTGCACCGGCAATTGAAAAGGTTGTGGAATTGGTTTCAAAACTTGCAACCTGGTTTGGCAATCTGTCCGGTCCGGCGCAGGCGGCAATTCTTGCGGTGCTTGGAATCGTTGCGGCAATTTCACCTGTTGCCGGAATCATTTCTGCAATCACTGCGGCGGCGGCGGCGTTGAACATAGCAATGGCACCGTTGACGGGTATCATTATCGCTGTCATTGCGGTTATTGCGGCACTGGTTGCCGCAGGCGTTGCGTTATATCAGAACTGGGATACTGTTGTGGCGTGGGCAGGCACGCTGAAAGATAACGTTGTAAATGCCTTCAACAATCTGAAAGACGGTGCAATAAATGCATTCAATAATCTGAAAGATTCGGTTGCAAGTATCTTTGAAAATATCAAAAACAGCATTTCAGAGAAGATCGAAGCGGCAAAAACAACGGTGTCAAATGTTGTTGAAAAGATCAAAGGCGTGTTCAACTTTTCATGGTCTCTGCCACCTTTAAAACTTCCGCACTTCCATGTTTCCGGTGGTGAACCACCTTGGGGATTAATGGGACAGGGTTCACTGCCTAAGATATCGATTGACTGGTATAAGAAAGCGTATCAGAATGCACTGATGTTCAACAGACCGACTGTGATCAGTACCGGAACCGGATTGATGGGTTTCGGAGATGGAAATGGTGCTGAAACTGTTGTTGGAAATGATCTGCTTGCAAGTATGATCAGACAGAATTCCGGTGCAGATGAACTGATTCGCATTGAAGGTCTGCTTGAAACACTGGTTGCAAATCCGATTGTTCTGCAGGGTGATGCACGGCAGATGTTCAAGGTTGTTCGCAATCAAAACAACAACTTCAGACTGTCAACCGGCAAAAGCGGGTTCAATTATTGAGGTGACACATGGCAGATTTTCAGTTATTCGTGGTCGGTAGTGTTGACTATACCGGCAAAGTGAAACAGACGGAATATGATGTGCACCAGGATGACGTTGTTGAAAACTGGGTTGACGGCAATCATCGCACACGGTCTTCCGTGATCCGCACACGTATTTCCGGATCAGTGAAACTGTTGCTGAAGAAAGCGGAATACAATCAATTCCTTGCGGACATGGAAACCGCAAAAACCGTTGCATCAAACACTTATTCAATCGGCGTGCATCCGAACAACGTTGCAACCGGCACAGGTCTTGTGACTATCAATGCACTGTGCACTGTTTCTGCAGAAGTCGCATATGGAACACAGACATATTCGTATCAACCTGCGGCGATGTATGTGACTGTGAATATTGAGGAATGGTAAGATGCTGAATATACCGGATGAAATCAAGGCACTGTTCAAAAATGGCAGTGCCTTTAAAAATTTTCATGTGCAGTTTCCGAACGGTGAAAACGCTGATCTGAACAATGATGACATTGTTTCTGAATCGGTGTCTTTCACCGAATCAATCTGTTCTGCGCAGGTGTTCCAGTTCGGTTTGTCAGAGCGGTCGCAGATTGAATTTGAATGCGTTGGTGTTCAGAACATTTACGGTATGACAATTGATTGCGCAATTGAAATCTGTTTGGAACTGCTTGAAGATGAAGCGCAGTTTATTGCAGATCATCCGAACACAGGAAACGAAACGTTTCTTGATCCGCAAGTATGCACGTATAACGGTCGGAACATGTACCGTGTGCCGTATGGCAGATTCATCATTGAATCATGTCCACGGTCACAGGGTGCGATGAAGCACCGGAAGGTGACTGCGTACAGCATTGACGGATATGCGAACGCATCAAACGTTGTTTCTACGATTCTCAATGCAAAAGAAACCACACCAACTGCACCACCGGATGGCATATATGCCGGTCTCATGGCACAAAATGCATATTTGCTTTTGGCAGGCGAAACACAGAACGTTGATGGTCTCACGTTGTCAGAATCTTCTGTTACGCTGACCGATGAAATTGATGGAAACTATGATGACATTCAGTGGGAATACAACGGAACGGTGTATTTTCTTCAGATTTTAAGAGGAGATGC